CTCGTCGGCGAGGGTGTCGGCGTCGTCGTGGCCGCGCCCCCCGTACCGGCCTGGTCGTAGGCGTGGGTCAAGGATGGCCCAGATGCCGGCGGCTTCGCTGAGCAGCAGTAGCCATGCCTCCCCGTATGCCACGACCTGCTGGCCCCACGCCGGGCCCCAGTACAACGCCGTTGCGACTATGGCGCCGATGCCGGCCACGGCGACCAGGGTGATGACGTCGCGGGTTACGACCAGGAGCAGCAGCATCGCCGCGACCGTGAGTGCGAGCACCATCGGCGCGTGCCCGCGCGCCAGCAAGGCAGCTGCACCCAGGCCGGCCAGCGGGGGCGTGGCGTAGCCGGCGGCGGAGACAACGACCGCAGACAGGCGGCCGTAGTGCCAGGTGTGCGCGAGCCCGGAATCGGGGGTGTGGACCTGCACGTACCAGACGCCGCCGCCGGTGAGGCATGCGGTGAGGGCGTGCGCGCCTTCGTGCACCGCGGTCGAGAGGACAACCAGGCCGGACGCGATCCGCCGCGGCCACGTCCCGCCCGCGACCGCCGACGACACTGTGGCCAGCAGCGCGAACACACCGGTCGCGGCCGGCACCCACCAGGCGGCTGGCGGCGTCGAGGCGGTGATCGGCGCGGGGTCGAGCACGGTGGAAGGCTACGCGGCGTCGCCCTGAGTTGTCCGGCCTGAGGTGTTCCCGCCGTGCAGGTGCCACCGCCAGGTGCGTTCCGGCAGGTGCACGATCTTCGCACCAGCGTCGATGAGGGCCAGCCATGCACCCCAGTCCTCGCAGGTGGCGCGCTCGGAGCCGTCGTGCAGGTTCGTGAACCCGCCGACGCTGCGCAGGAGCTCGGTCCGGACCAGCACGGTGACGGGCACGTAGTTCGCTGTCTGGATCGCGACCGGGTCGAACGGCATGCCCATGCGCCCGAGCGGGTCGGTCATGCCGACGGGCTCGAACCACGGGTACACCATGTCCGCGCCGGTCTCGACGGCGTGCGCGGCGAGCCGCTCCAGGTGGTGTGGCAGGAACTCGTCGTCCGAGTCGAGGAACGCCACCCACTCCGACTGCACTGCGGCGAGGCCGCGGTTCCGGGTGGCTGCTGCGCCGTCGCGGCGTCGGTCGATGGCGACGTGCAGCTCGGCCGCCGGCAGGGTCTGGGCCCACACCGAGGCCACGGCCCGCCCAAGCAGGCCCCGCTCGATCCGCGCGGGGTGCGCGGGTACGACCACGCCGATGTCGAGGGTCACGGCCGCCACCCCTCGCGGTAGTCCGGGTGACCAGCGAACGGTAGTGCCAGCAGGCCCAGCACGTCGTTCGCGAGCGCGTGGCCGTAATCCTCGAAGCCGATCGTCCTGAGGCACTCGTTGACGATCCGCAGCTTGGCGTCAATATCGGCGAGCACCTGCCGCGGGCCATGACGCAAGACGTGATCTACGGCGAGGTCACCGCCGTACTCGTTGTTGAACCGCATGATCGGCTTGCCGCCGGCCAGGATTTCGGCGTCCGGCGGCTCGACGCCCCACCGCGCTGGTGGCTGCTCTGCGATGCACCAGTCTGGGCCGCGTCGGTCGCTGATGCGCGCGTCTTCGGCTGCCTGCTTCTCCTCGGCGTACCGGGCCTGCAGGAACTCCACGATGTCGGTCACGGCTTGGCGACCTCCTCCAGGAGCGCGCGGATGTCTTCGGCGGCGTGCTGGACGAACACCACCAACGCCTCAATCTGGCGCTTGTCGGCTTCCGTGTGTTCGCGCCAATTCGGCTGCTCGTCCTCGGGGTAGACGTCGTGAAGCAGGAATGGGCCGACGTGGATCCAGTCGCCGAAGTACTCCTCGTCCCGCTCTCGCTTGACGGTCGACCAGTCGACATCGGCGACGGCCGCGAGCCGTTGTCTGACCTCATCCAGCGAGTGCACGGGCAATCCCTTCTTCCAGGGAGACACGCGGGGTGTAGACCGTCAGCAGTTTGGTCGGGTCTCCGACCCGGTAGTGCACCCCGGACGGCATGGCCGGCAGGTGCTGGAACGCGGGGGAGTAGCCGGCCTCGGCGCACACCAGCTTGGCCAGCTCGTTGAAGCTGGTCGCCCGCCCGGTGCACAGGTTGACCGGGCCCTGGACGTCCTGCTCGACCGCCGCCAGGGTGCCGGCGATGACGTCGTCCACGTGGATCCAATCTCTCACCTGTTGGCCGTCGCCCCAGATCTCGAACGGGTCCAGACGCTGCCGGGCGCGGTCGCAGAATGCGGGGAACGGGTAGCAGGTGTCCTGGTCCTCGCCATAGCCGCTGAAGGGCCGCACCACCGTGACCCGCGTGCCGAGCGCCTCGGCGTACTCGGCCAGTACCTCGCCGACGAGTTTGGCGAGCCCGTACGTCTGGTCCGGCCGCTGCATCACGTCCAGGCGGATGTCGCCCTCGGCCAGCTTCTTGCCGCTTGCGGCTCCTGCGGTCCCCTGGAGCCACGTCGGGTAGGCGGCCGACGACGAGAAGTAGACAGCGCGCGGCGTGCCCGAGCGGGCCAGCCACCGGAAGTACCAGGCGTCGAGCGCGAGGTTCGTGCCGACCGACAACGGCGAGCCGTCGATCTCCTGCCGGCCGCCGATCGTCGCCGCACAGTGGAACGCCAAGTCGAACTTGGTCGTGTCTGTGCGGAAGAAGTCGAGCGCATCCGACTTCGAGTTGAACCAGAAGCCGCCGTCCACCACGCCAGAGGTGAAGTCCGCGTCGGTCACGATGTCCATCGTCACCAGGTCCCAGCCGCGCGCCCGCAGCTCAGCCACCAGGTGCCTGCCGATGAACCCGGCCGAGCCGGTAACCAGCGCCTTCACAGCTCACCTACGATCTCGCCAGCCTGCGTGCTGTGGTAGCACTCGACGTGCTCGACCGCGCGCGAGTAGGCGCACGCCCACGGGAAGGCCCACTGCTCTTCGCTGAAGCGGCCGCCGACGGTGCCGCCGTGGCCGTCGCTGCATTCCCAGATCCAGGAGCCGCCCATTTTGTACACCGTCGCCTTCACAGCTGCCCCTTCCCGCGCACGGCGGCAACAGCCGCCGACACGACCAGCGTCGCCACGCCGGTCACGGCCCACCGCCACTCACCCAGCCACGCCCACGCCACGCACCCCGCCAGCACGGCGGCCACACCGACCGCGACGAGCGGGTGCAACGGCTTCGTCTCCCGGCTCACTCGGACACCTCCGTCACGCCGCTGTCCTGCTGCGATGCCCGTTCCAGCGCCTTGACGCGCCGTAGTATCCGAACCAGCTCAAAGTGGGCCATCGCGGCGAGCCCTAGCGCGATGGCGGCCACGCCAGCGACGTCCTGGCCCACCACGTACTCGACTGCCCCGAAACAGAGCCCGATGACTCCGCAAGTCCCGAGGAGTGCCCCGTAGATGCGGTCAGACGTGGGCATCGTGTACCTCCGTGGTGATCTCGGCCCGGACACAGCCGTCCTCATCCGGTGTCAGGCGCACAACCTCGTTGTCGCCGCGCCGCAACTCGTCGGCCTCGAACTCGACGACGGTGGCCCCGGTGCGCCGTATTAGGGCGGCGAGGACGTCGGCGAACATGGCCCAACCGGCTTCGTCGATCATGCGGAACCCCCAAGGACGAGGTCGGCGAACGCAACTGCGGCCTCGAAGTCCGACGGCAGCAGCATCGTGTAGCCGCCGGGCGGCCACTTCGACTGCGCCTTCGCCTCGCTGTAGTAGTCGTCGCCGCGTTCGCGCAGCCACGTCGACAGATGCTCGGCTGCTTTCGGCGGGATCGCCTTGCACCACGGGATCGCGGCTTCCAACGCGTCGTCGTGGTGGTCCGGAACGAGGAACGTGAACGTGTCCCAGTCGAACGACGGCCCCGCTGCCTCCACGCACTCGGCCAGCGCGTCGAGTCGTTGAGCGGCGGCATACAGCTTGTCCTGCGGGGTCTCGTTCATCGGTCCTCCCACACGTACCGCCGGCGCGTGTGGCCATCGCCGCGCAACACGGCGAACGCGAACCACAGCCACCACACCCGGAACCGGGTCACGTTCGACCGATACAAACCCGGCCTGGCCTGGAACGGCCGCGACACCTCAAACTCGACGATCACTCCACACCTCGCAGCCACATCCCCAGCCGCACCCACCACGGGATGCAGGTCGGGCAGTAGTGCTTCGGCAGGCCAATTCCGGCCGCCTCGGAGATCTCCCAGCTCGCACGTGGCGTCTTGCACCGCCGGCAGGTGTATGGCCTCAGGGGCACGACTGCCCCCTGACCGCGACCTCGCACAACGTGGCGATCAGCTTGTCCACTCTGGCCCGCTCCGCGTCGTGGTCCTTCCGCAGCTGCCGGGTGTCCCCGGTCCCGCCGAAGTGCTGCGACAGCGAATCCAGCAATGCGCGGGCCAGGTCGGTCGGGACGTCAATCGGCGGCGGCACCTCAGCGCCTTCCTCGACCCGCAGGAACGTCACGCCGCCCACTGGGTCAATGCCAGTGACGTACTCCCGGAGCCGGCCGCCGAGCCGCCGCCCGATGACCAGGCGCAAGCTCTCGCTGAGCGGGGACTCGTAGAGGACCCCGACGCGCCATCCGTCGTTCTCGATCACGGCTTCACCGCCAGGATCACCTGGAACATGGACGTCGTCTCGTGCCGCTCGACGTGGTAGCCGGCCTGCTCGATCAACGCGCGGTATCCGGCCTGATCCCACGCGAAAGTGTGGAATTCATAGTGGGACTGGCCGGTCTCCGTGAACGGCGAGGACGCCACGATCACCCGGGAGTGCTGGGCGATGCGTCGCACGAACTCCTTTGGGTCGAGCAAATGTTCAAGCATCTCCGTGCAGACAGCCAGTTCGCCCCACTCGACCTCGCCGGCCACCACGTCCCCGTACCGGACGTCCACGTTCCGCTCCAGCACCGCCGGCGTGACGTTGCTGCGCTGCAAGTCGTAGCCCCACATCGGCACATCCCGCTCGAACGACGCGGTCTGCAACAGCGACAGCAGACCCCCGTCCCCACACCCGAGGTCCACAACGGACCGCACCCCGAACCGGTCGACCGCGTCCCGCACCATATCGGCCGCGAGCACGAGCCGGCCGCGGTGCGCGTCCTGCTCGACGTGCGGCGCCCGGTCCCGGCCCTCGTACCAGGAAGCGGTGGTGCACTCGGGAATGGTGCCCGGCTCGAACAACTGCCACTCCGTCACTGGACACCATCCTTCGGCTTCGGCCACCGTGCGTCGACCGCGATGTATAGAGCCAGGAACGCGATGAACGCCGTCATGCGGGCGTCGAGGTCGGCTCGGTCGACCAGCAGCGCGCCGACGACACCGAGGAGAGCGGCGGCCACGCCGGCGCCGAGCGCGACCAGCCACGACCGAACCCACAGTGAACGCCCGGCGGTCTTCGTCGGCTCACCCACGGCGGATCAACTCCTGCAACCGGGCCACGTCCGTCGGCATCTGGAGCCGCTTCCAGTCCTCGAACCGATGCCGGTCCGCGTCGAACTGGGCGTCCGAGTTCGTCTCCCGGTACGAGTCGTCCAGTTCCGCCTTGCCAGCTGACGGGTGCAGGTGCTCGATCACCACGTCCGGCAGGTACCGCAGGCAGCCTGCCCGCTCGGCCAACACCTTGAGGGCGTCGTCGATATACAGGTGCACCAGGCCGCCCGGAACCATGTAGCCCAACGACTGCACGATGTTAGACGTCATCGCCCACTGCGTCGGCAAGTTCTGCCGCTGGAACAGGTCATCCCCGTAAACGAGGCCCGTCCCCATCTCCCGCAACGCCGCAGCCATCCGCGCGTCCCAGCCGAGCGTCCGCGGCCGGTGGTCGTCCCCGAGGAACCCAACCACGTCGTAGTTCGCGCTCTCCTCGAGCGCAACCACGTTGAGCGTCCCGCCGAGTCGCAGACGCTGCGGGAGGACACGCCACCGCAGCTGCGGCACGTGCTCCGCAGCCAAGGCCGCCGGCACGTACTCGGTTCGCGTCGGGTCGTCATCGTCGAGTACGACCATGAGATCCGCCGCGCCGTTCGCTGTCTCCGCCCACGACTTGATCAGTGCGGCCACGTTCTGCGGCCGGCCGCGGCTTGGCACGATCATGAGCAAATCAGCTGCCATTGTCTGGCTCCTTCGCTGCGATCTCGTCCGCCACCTGCCGCAGCAAGGCGGCCATCCCGCCGGACGACGTCAGTTCTCCTTGGCCCAGTGCCATCGGCGTGCCGCCGCCGACCGAGACCGAGACTGTGCCGAGCACCTCGCGTCGGATACAGCGCAGCTCGACGATGCCGCGCGCCGGGTCCTTCGACGTCACGAAGTGCCACGCCGGGTCGGCCATCTCCACCAGCTCGTCCTCGGACAGCACGACATAGCCGCCGAGCCTCAGCACGAGCATCCCGACCATCCGCATCGAGTCCTGGAGTTCCTGCTCTAACTCGTTCACATGCCTACCCATCACGGCCGCAGCGCCTCCTCCCACAGCTGCCAGTTGGCCTCGATCGTGTGCTTCGCCGCCAGGGCCTTCGCGGCGGCGCCCATCGCTTCCCGCAGTTCGGTGTCCCGCACCAGGTCCCGCACGTACCGCACCCAGTCCCCGGGCTCCCGCACCAGGAACCCGGTCTCGCCGTGCCGCACGAACGCCGCGTACGGGCCGACAGCCGAGGCGACGACGGGGATACCGAGAGCCGCATACACGAGCGCGGTGACGGCGCTCTTGCTCCGGTTGAACACGTGATCCCGCAACGGCAACAGCCCCACGTGGAAGTCGATCGCCATCAGGAACGGCGGCACACCCTGCACCCACGGCGTCCACCGGTACCGCTCCGCCGGCAGCCGCAGGAACGGCCCGTAGTCGCCGCCCATCGTGTGCACCTCGAACCCGCGTTCCTTGCGCAGCAGACGACGCAGCTCGTCCTCCATCACCGACAGGTCCATGTCGTGCGTCGGCGACCCGCCCCAACCCACGGTCACGACGTCGGATCGGCGCGGCGGCTCGTGCTCCAACAACCATTGCGGAACCAGGTTCGGAACGACCCGCACATCCCGGTTGAACTCGCGCATCACCTCAGCGAGCGGCTCCGTCGTCACCGTCACCCGACTCGCCACCCGGGCGTTCGCGCGGATCGCGTCGAGCACACCGTTCTGCTTGTACCAGCGGTGCGCGACCGCGTTCCGGGCGTCCACACGGAACAGGTCGTCGTCGATCTCGTACACCAGATGCCGGCCCTGCCGCGCCCACCGCTGCCACGTCCCGGACGCCCCCGACAGGTGCACCCGCTGCCCGATGACCACGTCCGCCTCGGCCGCACCATCCGTGAGCAGCGGGTACACCGCCGTGTCGTGCCCGTGCTTCGCGAGCTCGGCGGCCGGCAACTCCATACGCCAGTAGCCGCAGCCCTGAATGTCCGCTGACCAGCCGAAGATCTTCACGACCACCGTCCCTCGTCGGCCCAGCAGCAGCACCGGTCGGGGTCGTAGTAGTCGTAGCCGTCCTCGATGTCGGCCACGCACGATGAGCAGCAGCGGCCGCGGTGCTGCTCGCTGTCGATGAAGTACGGCTCCCAGAACGACGACCACACCTGCCTGCGGAGCTGGCCCTCGAACCTGCGGAACCACCGGAGCTGGCTTCGTGCTCCCCACTTCGCCACCACCCACGGCACGACGCCGTTCACCGGCGGGTGCTTTGGCACGTAGCTGGGGTCGTCCAGCGGGGCGACGGGCGCGTTCACTGCGTGTCCTCCGGCGTCCAGCGCGTGTCGGACAGCACGACGCGCACCGGCCTGCCCAGCTGGGGAAGCGGCGGCACGAGCGTCTGCCACGGGTACGACGCGAGCTCAGTCCACGCCTCCTGGAAGTCCACGACCTCCTGCTGCATCCGCACCGGCCGCCGCTCAACGAACCAGCGCAGCCACCACGCCCCGGCGTGCCGGTGCTTCCAGTGCTGCCACGGCGACGCCGGCCACTCCACCGTGCGGGTCCGGCTCACGCTGTGCTCGGCCAGCTGGTGGGTCAGTACGTACGCCTTGAGCTGCATGAACATGGTGTCGGCCATGAAGTCGATCGCCGACTGGCCGGTCTGCAAGCTCACGTTGCCGACGCCCGGCGGCAGCTGGAAGTCCTCCAGGAACTCGCGGGTGAACTGCTTGACGAAGCCGAGCTTCTGCCAGTCGAAGGCGTACTGCCCGGGCGTGGACTCCTGCGGCTCAGGCACTCTTCGCCTCCGGTGTGCCGGCGGCGGCGCGGCTGAGCTTGTGCTTGCGCCGCTCGTACGCCGCGACGACCCGCTCGGCCTCGGCCTCGGCGATGAGGAAGTCCCGGCCGCCCGGCTTCTCGGCGCGGATGTTCCCCACCTTGATGTGGTAGATGACGTTCTGCGGGGTCACGCCGAGTCGTTCGGCCAACTGCTTGGTTGTGACTGCCATTCCTCACCGCCTTTTGAACAAGAGAAAACAGTCTTG